GGACAGAGGTTTCAAGAAATTGGAGAATACGTCATTAAGACTGGTTACTCCGATGATGAGCTTGATTTCTGTGCTTTTGAGGTCTCTCAGAGTCAGCTATCTAAAGCTAGCCTTTCCACTTATCCTTCTTTGAAGGCGGCGAACTCCTGCGATATCAGCAGCAATTACGTCGTAGAGGATGACATCCTTGAGTGTGTTGGCGTTGGAGATCCCCATAGCGAAGAGCTTGGGTTTTTCCATTCAAGCGGTAAGGTGCTCGACTCGCCCGTTCCACATGCTCAGATTAATTTGATTCTTGGCCACAAGGCCTCGACCAAGAGCGGATGGAGCGGTGGCGGTTTGTTCCGTCGTAAGAACAATACATTTTCTCTGGCCGGAGTTCACATCGGCCGGAACGGCACGGCCAATTCAATGGTCTTGTTTGAGGAGATGCATCAGTTCTTGGCTTACGACATTTGGATCCGAGAGATGGCTTCCAAGGAGTCTGCGGTCCGCAAGGGCCGCAAGGGCGGAGCAAGGAAGGGCCTCGACGCAGATGAGGCCAGGGCTCAGCGCGCCAGATTGGTCGCGGGCACTGGTGAGTTTTCTACGTATAACGCGAGGCACTCCGAAAAGAAGGAAAAGCAAGCGGACCTCGAGAAGGAGGAAGAAATTCCCCTCAAGATCGCCGCACTGCAGGCTCAGCTGAACGTCGAGAGACGCGAGCGAGCTCTTGCAGAGGCCAAGGCGCTGGCTGCTCAGCAGTTAGCTCTAGAAAAGGCCGAGCCGCTTTTTCTGTCCCCTGCCAGAAAACCGCAGGCGGGGGCGAGCGCGGTTATGATGACCTCGACGAAGATTTCTTCGCGGGAAGAGCCCATTATGAGTTCTTCCCAACTCCCGAAATTCGGGAAGGAGGGATCGAAGTCATCGGTGACTGCGCAGGGAAGGTGGATAAATCAGGAGTGCCCACAGGAGACTCTCGAGTTAGAGACGATTTCAAGCGACTCTTTCCAGAACTCGAAGGAGAATTCTACCAACCTGATTGCTGTCAGCGAAACATCCTCGCAAGCCTCGCCGAATATCACTCCGATGAATACTCTGGAGTTGGATTTCGTCCCGGCGATGTCGAAATCGCGCAAGAAAGCCATACTGAAAGCTACAAATGCGTTGGCTTCGAATGGGATTTTACCCTCGAAGATGGACTTTCTGAAGCAGCTCTCGACGAACGACTTGATGACTATTGGGAAACTGTCGTCGCAAGCGCAAATCCAAAATCCACCCCCGGATATCCCTACAGGCTCAACTTCCAAACAAATGGAAGCCTCTTCTCCCACGTCAGCGGCCAAGTCAAAGACGCCGTCTACAAGCGGATCAGGAAAATCTACTTTGGCGACGGATGTTTCGAGGAACACCGCAACGACCGGAAAAGGTGGATCACAGAGGGCCTAAGGGATCCAACCCGATTGTTTGGCAAGAAGCAAGCGCAACCTAAGCGCAAGCTCTTGCCTCGGCTCATCGCGAATATCTCCATCGTTGATCAGCTCGTGGAAAGGTTTTTCTTTATGAGCTTCGCAGATCAGGAAAGTAATTTTTACCCGAATCTGCCTGGTAAGAAAGGGATCGGCTTCTCGGAGACGCACGCCAGTTTTATTGGTGAACGCGTCTTCGCCGTCTCCGAGGCGGTAGGCCTCAAACCTGTGGCTTCTGACGTGAAAGGATGGGAGAAGAACTTCTCTCAGCCTCTTGCTGATGCCCATGCTGCACACATGATCGACACGTGCAGGAATAAGGCGGAGTGCTTGAGCACTCTCACTAAGGCCTGCAAATGGTGGTCAGCGTCTCTTCTAACTACACCCTACGTTACAGACGAAGGGTCTCTGATTGTGTTCAAAAACAGTCGGGTTCAGCGAAGTGGTGATTATCTCCCTACGTCGTCCAACGGGTTTGGCCGAGGACTGTGCGCTGAGGCTGTTGGGTCTTTCGCCTACACCATGGGCGACGACTGCCTAGAATGGAACAGAGTCCGCTTGGATGAATTGAAGAGCCGCTATCTGGAGCTTGGACTTCCCGTAAGGGATGTCGCAACACAGGAGCCCGATGACTTCGTGTTTTGTTCACACCGTTTTCAGCGGCAGGACGACGGCAGTTGGCGTTGTTGGTTGGATTCCTGGGAGCGCATGCTCTACGAGGCGTCCTTTTCGCGTCATTGCGATCCTTCAACGCTGTGCAACTACCTGGATGAGATCCGTGATATGCCCCATGGGCCTGTCAAGGAGAGAATCCTTGAATTCCTGACTAACCGTGAGGTGTTGCTCGGTGCCGTCGCCGGGCATGACAAACAAGAAGAATCAGACAAAGACCAGCACCCAGGTCTCTAAATTGGGTGCGATGAACACAGCTAAGATTAAAGAACTCACCAAGAGGGTGGAGAATTTGACGATGTCCGTGAAGAAACACAAGACCCAGAAGGGAGATCCTCTTTTGGGCCTTATTGGTAAGGCTGGTACCGCACTTGGAGCTGGAATTTCTCGAATCGCAGGATTCGGGGATTACACAGTAACAGACAACACCATGTCGAAAGGAGGTTATTCTTCAGTCGACGTTCCGATGTTTGGTGGTTCTGGCTCCAGTGAGGTTCGGGTCACTCACAGAGAGTTTGTTAAAACTATATCTGTGCCTAGTGATCCTACTAAGTTTAACAACTTTACTATGGACATTAATCCATCTAACGAGGAGATGTTTCCTTGGCTGAGTAAGATTGCTAAGAACTACCAACAGTACAAAATTAACGGAATGGTCGTTACATTTAAATCAATGACCAGCGAATATACCAGCGCTGGTGCGTTGGGCACGGTGGGCATAGCCACTAATTACAACGTTAATGATAAACCATACGCCGATCTTGTTTCTTTTGAAAACAGCCAGTTTGCCGTTGTTAACAAACCCAGCCTCAATATTGTTCACGCAATTGAGTGCAAGGAGTTTGCTAGAAATGGCCTACAACTGTACGTCAGGGACGCAGGTAGTGAATCTACTCAGGTGAGTGATTCGAGGTTTTATGACTTCGCCAAGGTTCAGATCATGACCGATGGTTTGCCACAGGCTGTGGATACAACGCTAGGGCAGTTGTGGGTGTCGTACGACATCACGCTCCTAAAGCCTGTTGTTCCTAGGTCTTCTGTGGCTCCTCCATCAGTGCCTCGCACAATCTTGACATCTCAGAGGGATACCGCTGCATTGCAGATGCTCGCTAATGGCGACATTTACGCGGACGATGTGTCTTGGCCTGATCAAGTGTTAGCGGCCTCATCTAATTTTAGGTCGTTTTCTACGGTTCCAGGTTTGGACATAACAAGCGCGAAGAGTGACACCTTTAGCAGAAACCCCACTGAACTGACGCTAATATCGCCCAGTGAAGATGGAGGTCTCCTGCTGCGCAGAAATGGGCGATACGTGCTTATTTTCTCTGCGCTTGGCGAGTTCCCGCAAAACGCAAATTACGTTACCGGGGAGAGTGTGATGAAAGATTTCGCTGTCACCACCATTGGCACAGCGGTTTCCAACGTCGTTTATGATTTGCCTTATACGGTCAAACATAATGTGTATGGCACTTCAGGGGTCAGGATTGTGAACATTGCGAACGGCGCGCTTGAGATTGAGGTCTCAGGCATTACGTTCCAGGGCAGCCTCCCTACTGGTGGCGTGCAAGTTGACATCAACGATTGGAAGGTCTGGAACAACCAGACCATGTTGCCTTCGAAGGTTTCTCACACGCTCCATGTGCAGTGGTCCGATCATGTTATTTACCCTTGACTTAAGGTCATCTAGTGTGTATATGTGGAAGGAAACCATACTTAAACCAGGGCTTGGCGGAGCCTGAAAAATTCCGTCAACCACGGGCGCAAGCCCGTGCCAGGGTGCCACAGTGCGAAAATGCAGA